ATTATAAACTCAGAATTCAACCCAACCTTAATCATAGAAGGTAATTCAAGTTACAGAATCGCTCCAGATTCATTTTTATGAACTATCTGTAGACAGATACCAACACACTTGGACTGTCAAAATCTAACGCCCTTCTAATCGGCCTGTAGGTGATATTTTGATTGAGTCCTGTCCTACCAAAGGTAGGCACAGCATTTCCAGGTAGACATGATGCAACCAGACCACTGAACCCCTTCACACAGTCCCACCCCCACCATGCCCCGCACACTGCGGGGCATGGCACATCTTGCACCCCGCATCGCCGCACTGACGGTTGACCTTACCCCCGGACAGACAGCCCTCAAGCTGCTGCCGGCGGGGACCTTCCGTGCCCGCGATGGCCGCCCCACCGAATGCCCCTACTGGCAGATGGATGCCGCGCTGGCTGCGGCACTGGTGATTGCAGCGGCCCAGCGGCAGACGCGCTTTGTCATCGATTACGAACACCAGACGCTTTACAGCCAGGCCAATGGCCAACCTGCGCCGGCAGCCGGCTGGTTCGGCAGGCTGGAATGGCGCGAGGACGGCTTGTACGCCACCGATGTGCAATGGACGGCCCGCGCTGCCGCCATGATAGACACGCTGGAATACCGCTATCTGTCGCCGGTATTCGCTTACGACAAGGCGGGCAATGTCATCGCCCTGCTGCATGTCGCCCTCACCAACAACCCCGCGCTGGACGAACTGCCGGAGCTGCAACTGGCGGCCCTGTCACGTCTGGCCGGCTCGCTTTTCCCCACTCCCGCTACGGAGACCTCCATGGATATCACCGAACTGCTGGCGCAGCTGCGCTGGCTGCTAAGCCTGCCGGCCGAGGCCGACCAGGCAGCGGCGCAGGCGGCCTTGTCGGCGCTGATTGGCCAATTGTCAGACGGCAAAGGCATGGCTGCCGCCAGTGTGGACCTGCGCCAGTTGCTGGCCAGCCAGCAGACGCAGCTTGCCGCGCTGACGGCCAATCAGGCTGATCCGGCGCGCTTTGTGCCGATTGACACCATGCGCGCCCTGCAACAGCAGGTGGCCACCCTCAGCGCCCAGCTGCAAAGCGGCACGCAAGAGCAGCTGATTAGTGCTGCGCTGGCCGATGGCCGGCTGTTGCCGGCGCAGGAAGCCTGGGCGCGTGAGCTGGCTGGTAGCAATCTGGCCGCGCTCACCAGTTATCTGGCTACTGCGCCGCGTATTGCCGCGCTGTCCGGCACCCAGACCCAGGGCCAGCCGCCAGCTGGCACCACGCCCACCACCCCGGATGCCGACACGCTGGCCATTTGCCAGCAGTTCGGCCTTGATCCGGCCGCACTGAAGGACTAAGCCCATGGCCCAGACCAGCAAGGACCGCAACACCCCGATGATGGATGGCAAGTTGCTACGGCTGCCAATGGCAGCGGGCATCACCATCCCGGCCGGCACCATCGTCATGGTTTCCAACGGTGATGGCATGGCCTATGGCGTGGCCAACTCCAGCATGGTGGCGGTAGGCCGGGCGGAGGAAAGCAAGCAAAACAGCGGCGCTGCCGGCAGCGAGTTTGTGTTGGTGCGCCGTGGCAAGGCTTTCAAATGGGACAACAGCACCAACGACCCCATCACCGCCACCGGCCTGTGCCGTCCCTGCTATGTGCAGGACAACCAGACGGTGCGTCGTAGTGACCAGGGCGGCCAGTTGCCGCTGGCCGGCACCATCATCCAGATCGACCCGGACGGCGTCTGGGTACAGATGTAAGGAGCACTTCATGCTGATCAATGCCAACAACCTCAAGACTATCTTTCTCAACCTGAAGACCATCTTCAACAACGCTTTTGACGCTGCCCCCAGCCAGTGGCAGGAGGTGGCGATGCTGGTGCCGTCCAGCGCCCGCCAGAACGATTACGCCTGGCTCAGCCGTTTTCCGCGCATGAAAAAGTGGATCGGTGACAAGGCGGTGAAGGCGCTGGAAGCGTCCAAATACACCATCGTCAACGACGACTGGGAAGCCACGGTCGAGGTGGACCGTAACGACATCGAGGACGACCAGCTGGGCATCTACAAGCCGCAGGCCGAGATGGCCGGTTTCTCCGCCAAGCAACTGCCGGATGAAATCGTGTTCGAGCTGGCGAACCTGGGCTTTAGCAGCCGCTGCTATGACGGTCAGTATTTCTTTGACCGTGACCACCCCGTCAATGGCAAGTCGGTGTCCAACCGTGGCACGGCCAAGCTGTCCGCCGCCAGTGTGGTGGCTGCCCGTAACAGCTACGGCGCAGCGCGTACTGCCATGCGCAAATTCCGTGACGAGGAAGGCCGTCCCCTCAACATCACCCCGAATGTGCTGCTGGTGGGCCCGGCGCTGGAGGACGAAGCCAACGCGCTGATGACGGTGGAGCGGCTGGAGGATGGCAAGGCCAACCCGTACAAGGGCACGGCAAAAGTCGTGGTCGCACCGTGGCTGAACTCGGATAGCGCCTGGTTTCTGCTGGATACCAGCAAGCCGGTGAAGCCCTTTATCTACCAGGAGCGCAAGAAGCCGGACTTTGTACAGCAGACCGACCCACAGGCCGACGACGTGTTCATGCGCAAGCGTTTCAAGTTCGGGGCGGAGGCGCGTGCGGCCGGGGGTTATGGCTTTTGGCAGTTGGCCTATGGCTCTGATGGCACTGCTGCATAAGGAGGAGCACAACATGATCCGCATCACCGCATTGGCCGACGGTTTCCGCCGTGCCGGCATGGCACACAGCGCCACCCCCACCGAACACCCGGACGACACCGTCTCCCAGGAACAACTGCAGGAGCTGCAGGCCGAGCGGCTGCTGCTGGTGGAAGTGCTGCCCGACCCGGTGGCCGCACCTGCCAGCGAGGACGAGCAGGCCAAGGAAGAAACCGACCCGCCTGCCGACACCGCCAAAACCACGGCCAAGGCCAGCAGCAAAAGCAAGGGGGCCGCCTGATGTACGCCACGCAGGATGAGATGGTGGCGCGGTTTGGTTCTCGGGAAGTCATTGCCCTGACCGACCGCAGCCTGCACGGCGTAATCGATGCGGCAGTGCTGCAGGCGGCGCTGGTGGATGCCTCGGCGGAGATCGACGGCTATCTGGCCGCCCGCTATGCCGTCCCGCTGGCCGGGCCGCCGCGCATCATCAGCGGCTATTGCTGCGACATTGCCCGCTATCGGCTATGCGGCAGCGAAACCTTGCAAACCGAGCTGATCCGCGAACGCTATCAGGACGCCATCCGCTTTCTCACCCTGGCGGCGGCCGGCAAGGTCACGCTGGGTGGCATGCCGCATGGTGGCGTGGCGGCCACCGACAACACCGTGCAGTTCCAGCCGGGCAGCCGCGTGTTTGCCCGTGATGCCGGAGGCTACTGATGATTGCCTTGATCGAAAACGCCATCATCCAGCGCCTGCAGCTGGGCCTGGGTCAGCTGGTACGCGAGGTGGGCAGCTATAGCGGCGAGCTGGACGACGACCTTCCCGAGGCCATCCGCCGCTTTCCAGCGGCATGGGTCACCTTTGGCGGCATTGTCGACAGCAAGCCGCGCAGCGCCAGCCGTCAGCAATACCGGGTGCAGGGCCAGTATGTGGTGATGGTGGGCGAACGCTCGCTGCGCAGTCACCTGGCGGGCCGTCAGGGCGGCCCCGGCCCTGGTGAGGTCGGCAGCTATGCCCTGGTGCGCGCCGTGCGCCGTCTGTTAACCGAACAGGATCTGGGCCTGGCCATCAGCCCGTTAACGCCGGGCAAGGTACGCACCCTGTTTAACACCCGCCTGGCCGACCAGGCCTTCAGCGTGTTTGCCTGCGAATTTGCCTGCAGCTGGCTGGAGCAAGCCTTGCCGCTGGGCCAATGGCCAACGCCGCCCGCGCCGGATGCACTCGGCAGCATCGATGCCAGCAACCCCGACGCCGTGTTCAGTCTGGCGCGGGGCCAGACCGGCGAGGCCGACCCACCCTTGCTGGGCATCGGTCTCAACTACCACCTGGCCCCGGACGATGGCCAGGCCGACGCCCAGGACATCCTCAGGAGTACGCCATGAAAGTGATTGCCGCCCCCGGCCTGCAAGTGCCGAAGGAAGACCAGCCGCGCAGCTACATCAGCGACAGCGAAGCCGTGACCGTAGAGCCCAGCGCCTATTACATGCGCCAGCTGGCCGATGGCGACTTGCTGGAAGTCGCTGCAGACCTGGCCGACGACATCAGCCCCGCTGCGCCGGATGACTTGCCCGACGACAGTGCCGAGCAGGCAGCAGTCGGTGTCAAAAAGACCGCCAGCAGCAAGAAAGGAGCAGCCTGATGGCCAGCCGCAATATCAGCTTCGCTACTATCCCGGCCAGTACGCGCAAGCCGGGCAAGTATTTTGAATTCAACACCCGGCTGGCGGTACGCACCCTGCCGGGCAATCCGCAGCGGGTGCTGGTGATTGGCCAGCGCCTGGCTGCAGGCAGCCAGACTGCCTTGCATGCAGTGGAGGTGTTCAGCGACGAGCAGGCCGCCCAGCTGTTTGGCCGTGGCAGCCAGGTCCACCTGATGGCCCGGGCAGCCATTACGGCAAATCCCTATCTGCAACTCACCGTCATCAGCGTGGACGATGCCGCCGCTGGCCTCGCCGCCACTGGCAAGCTCACCCTGGCCGGCAAGGCCGACAGTAATGGTGTGCTCAGCCTGTGGG